GGCACTACAGGATCTCAGGGTCTTCAGGGTCTACAAGGCACTCAAGGCACCACAGGTTCTCAAGGTCTACAAGGATTGCAAGGTAGACAGGGAACAACAGGATCTCAAGGTCTTCAGGGTCTACAGGGCACTCAAGGCACTACAGGTTCTCAGGGTCTTCAGGGCCTACAGGGAACTCAAGGTACTACAGGATCTCAGGGTCTACAGGGGTTACAAGGTAGACAGGGAACTACAGGTTCTCAAGGTCTACAGGGTCTACAAGGCACTCAAGGCACTACAGGTTCTCAGGGTCTACAGGGTCTACAAGGTACTACAGGATCTCAGGGTCTACAGGGTCTACAGGGTCTACAAGGCACAGGATTAACAGATTTTATTGATGTTGAAAATAATCGTTTCTTATATAAAAATTCTTCAGGAGATCTAAAAGGATCAATAGATCTAAGATACACAGAAACAGGTATTATTTCAAATTTTAAAAATCTTTTGTTATCATATTATGGAACAGATGGTGTTACTTACATAAAATCAAGAGAAACTTATGTAAGTAATCTAGACAAATATGATCCGTATCAATTCAATACAAATGAAGCTACAGTAACTAAACAATATACAGATGTTGTAGGTGGCCATGTGTCACAAGTTTATCTTCCTGAAGGAATAAGTGGCGAAAGATATGATGAAACAATAAATGTTTTCAAAACGGGAATAAATTATAGTGGAATAGATTTTAATACTAGTGATTATGGAGTAAGTGCAGGATTTCAAATTGATTTCTGGGAATTTAGTAGCTATGGAACAACTTATTATAGTGGAATTCTAAGAAAATATGATAATATTATTTTCTTTAACAGTGGAGGAAAAGTTGCATTCCATGTAGAAAAAGTTAAATTATTTGATCCAGATTTAGAACCACAATTATCTATAGTTTATAGAAGTGGTCCAACCAATCCAAAAGGTGAACTTTCACCGCCGTCAGGATCTCTGTTTGTAATAGAAGATTTTAATGGAAGAGGAATTACAGGATTTAGTGGAGCAACATGGACCAATCTTCGTTATAAAAATGGTGAAATAGAAATTTATACGGATTTAAATGATATAATCTATCCGGGAAAATATACTTTAAATTTACAGGCAGACTCTCGATCCATCTATGATGTATTTTTTGCTTGTTGGGGAACAGATCCAGATTGTATAAGACTATTTGATTATAATAATGATGGCCTTGTAAATGGGGACGATTTAGGAATATTTTTAGGTCAATGGTCAAATGCAGAAACAAGATCAACTGCATATTTAAATTGGCCAGGATCTACTTTGGCAGCAGAGGGAGAAAGATCTTCTGTGTCAAATCCTGTTTTGACAGTATCAGATCCAAACGCAAAAACAATATTTTTAGAAAATATTTGGTATAATAACTTTTTTCCGGGTATTGAAAATAGTAAACCTTATAAAACTATAGTACAAAAAGCTGAAATATTAAATGATTTTGATTTTACAAAACCATTTAATACAAATGAACAATTAGAAAGATGGTATAGATACGGGATAAGTAGAATTAATACAAATGCTCCAGTTCAAACTCCTGATAAATTATTAGGTCTTTCCGATTTTAAAGAAATAGTTTGGTCAAAGTGGTTTAAGGATGTTGCTGGAGAAACAGGAGCTCAAGGACTTCAAGGTCTACAAGGCACTCAAGGCATTACAGGATCTCAAGGTCTACAGGGTTTACAGGGACTACAAGGCACTATAGGATCTCAAGGTCTACAAGGTTTACAGGGACTACAAGGCACTATAGGATCTCAAGGTCTACAGGGTTTACAGGGACTACAAGGCACTACAGGTTCTCAAGGTCTACAGGGTCTACAAGGCACTACAGGTTCTCAAGGTCTACAGGGTTTACAAGGATTGCAAGGTAGACAGGGAACAACTGGATCTCAGGGTCTACAGGGTCTACAGGGAACTCAAGGTTCTACAGGTTCTCAAGGTCTACAGGGTCTACAGGGCACTCAAGGATCTCTAGGTGCTCAGGGTCTACAAGGTATTGGTGGAGGTCCAGTATTTAATACTCCAGTGTTTGCAAATGCAGGATTGCAGGTATTATCAGGAATAACAGTCGATGATGTTCGAATAGACACTACAGGTATTATATTTGAAGGAAATACCCCAAGAAACCTTCGTGCTACAGGTCTTAGACCTTCCTTTATTATAGGAGCTAAAGTTTCTGAAGGTGTTACATTTGGAGATCTCGATGATTCTGATATTTTAAGAGCAAGATTAAGTGCAGGTAATGGTTATATCGAATTATTAGATAGTGTTGATAATCCCAATCCAACAATAGAAATAGTTGGTCCAGTTACAATAAAAGACAGTATAGTTGCTCCAAATATAGTAAATTCTGTACAAGGAATAACGGGAGATGTGAAACTTTTTGGAGATGGAATTACCATTCAGACGGTATCTGGTTCAAAAGGAATAACACTTTCTGTTGTTGGTGGTCCTGGTGGTCAAGGTGTTCAAGGAATACAAGGAACACAAGGTTTACAGGGTCTTCAGGGGTTACAAGGAATTCAAGGAAGACAAGGTTTACAAGGTCTACAGGGTTTACAAGGAACACAAGGATCTCTAGGTGCTCAAGGTCTACAAGGTCTACAAGGTACTCAAGGAACTCTAGGTGCTCAGGGTATACAAGGATTACAAGGTAGACAAGGAACCACAGGAACAGGAATACAAGGTCTTCAGGGACTACAGGGCCCTGCTGGTTCTGGTGGAGGCGGTTCTAATGCAATTGCCGATTTAACCCCAGATGGAGGAGCAACAGCCGATATAATTGCATGGAAAAACAATGATTGGAATGTTGTTAAACCAAATACAATTTCATTCCCATTACCAAATCTAGGAAATATATTAACTACTATTGGTGGTATAACATATTGGAGTAAAAACGCTTTTAATATAATTACTGGTATTACCTTGGGTGCAGGAACATTTTTAGTTAGTAATACAGCATCAAGCGATACTGGAAGCAGTATAGGTAGAAATGTATCGGAGACTACAATTAAACAAGGTACTGCTGTAAATTTTCCTAACATAGTTGGTGGTGGAACATTTATGAAAGATGGTTCTGAGGATTCTTGGGGAAACTATAGTGGTGGTGATTGGTATCACAACGGATGGGCAATAAAGTTGAGTGGTGCAACTAGTGGAGGTGCTGGTCCTGGTGGAGGATTTGGTGGAGGTATACAACCAATTTAAAAATTTCTTGACACATAATATTATTGTTATTATACTTTTTACTATGACAAAACTAAAAATTTATAAATTACACGAAAACGCAGTTATGCCAAAATTTGGCACATTAGACTCTGCTTGTTTTGATGTCTCTGCATACGGAGATCACAAAATTATTGGAAAGCAAAGAGATGCAATTCCAACTGGTTTGATTTTGGATATTCCAAAAGGATATTCTGTTCGTATTCATCCGCGTTCAGGATTGGCATATAAAAAAGGCATTAATCTAATGAATTGTGAAGGAATCATTGATTCTGATTATGTTGATGAATTAAAGATATTACTTTATAATACAACAGACATATGTTTTGAGATTAATCATGGAGATAGAATTGCTCAAGGAGAATTGGTAAAAACTCTTGACTATTCGATAGAAGAATGTTATACTGCTCCAAACCAAAAAACCGATAGAATTGGTGGGTTTGGTAGCACAGGAGTTGGATGACTCAAATTGACACTATAGTTAATGAATTTGTTTCATCGTCAAATGTTGACGGTGTTCCTATTCTTTCGCCTGTTCGTTGGAAAGAACTAAACAAAACATTTTCAAAAGATGAAATAAAGGAAGCTCTTGCTACCTATATCACAAAACATAAACCAAAATTTCCTTTTCGAAAAATAGAATTGGAAACAGTTAAAAAGAAATTTCTAAAACTTCAAAAAGAAGATTTTTGGTCCTATATTTCTACACCTACAGATGTAGTAGAAAAGTATGATGATTACAAATATCCATATTCAAAGCATGGATTGTTTTTGATTGAAGGTGGACATTATTACAACGACATCAGTAATTATTTTCAACAAGAAAACAGATTGTCTTGCCCATCCTATGGGTTTTCTTCTCCGATACAAATCTGGAATGATTATAATTTATTGTTAAAAATGAATTGGATTTTTTGGCGTATGGGAACGACAACCATCAATGATACAAACATTCGTGGTTCATTTCGTCTTGGAGCCTATGTCGCCACACAATTCAAACCACATGTTGCAAAAGTAATCTACGATATGACTAGTGCAAACACCGTCTTAGATTTTAGCATGGGGTGGGGGGATCGCCTTGCCGGATTTTATGCTTCAAATGCAAAAGAATATTATGGTTGCGATCCAAATCCAACTTCATTTGAGATTTACAAGCAACAGGCAATTGCTTACGAACAAACACTTGGAAACAAAGCAACATGGAAGAAAATAAATAAAACCACTTGGGTTCTGAAAGGAATCAAAACAGTCTACATTCAAAATCTTCCCGCAGAGGATAGCAATATTTTCGAACAAGTGCCAATTGATTGTGTATTTACTTCGCCTCCGTATTATTCAACGGAACTTTATAACAAAGGTGGCGAAAAAGAAGAGAACCAATCTTGGCATCGTTATCCTGACTACAATGACTGGTTGAACAAATTTTATCTTCCAGTTATTTTAAAGGCATACAATTCTCTTTCCAATTCTGGTGTGATGATGATAAACATTATGGACCCCACCATAAAAGGAAAGAGATACAGAACATGTGACGAAATGGTAGACTTTATGAGCAATAGAGGCCAATTTGTCGGACAGGTAGGAATGAAGATCAAACAGCGACCAAAACAAATGAGCAAAGAGGATCTTCTTGAACATCTGTCAACGGATTTCATTGAAAACATTTGGTGTTTTTCAAAGAATAATTTTGCTTTTCGGAAAAAAGCAACACTTGAATCTTTAATGGAGTAATATTATGACAAGAGATGAACTATTGGAATTTCACTCACAACTATGTGAACAGGCAAAAGCATTGATGAGTTTGAAGAATAAGGACTATGCCGGAAACGAAGGCGTAGAACCATTTGCAAACTTTACTCGCGTAGAGGCAATGGGTATATGCAAGACAGAACAAGGATTTATGGTAAGACTTACAGATAAGATGAGTCGCCTTTCTTCATTTGTTCGTGCCGGAAAAATGCATATCAAGGATGAATCATTTAAGGATACTTGTATTGATGTAATTAATTATATGGTTCTTTTGGCTGCCTATCTTCACGATAAAGAATCAAACACGAAACATACATTTACAATACAAGATCCACAGTTTTTAGTTGAAGAAACCAAAAACTAAAGTATAATACAAATATGAAGTTTTATACGAATGTCTTTTCGTTTGGTAACAAGATTCTTTATCGTGAAAGAGATGAGAGAGGATCTTACAATAATGAGGTTTATTTTAAACCAAGTTTGTTTGTTAACACAGACAAAGATACCAAATACAAAAGCATCTATGGCAAAACCCTAGATCGTGTTCAGTTTGAAAACAAAAACGATTACATGCAGTTTATTGAAAAGTATTCTGATGTAAATGGTTTTGAAATTCATGGCGAAATACAGGCAGAATATCAATTTATTCGAAATCATTACGGCGATGTAACTCCCAAGTATGAGTTACTTGATATTGCCTTTATTGATATTGAAACAACTTGTGATAAGGGGTTTCCAAAGATTGATAATCCTGAAGAAAAGATTATAGCAATTACAATTAGTCGCAAGGGCGAAGAACCTGTTGTTTATTGTCTCGGTGAATACAAAGCGCAGGGCAAAGAAACTGTGCATTGTTTTGACAATGAGGAGAATTTGCTTTATAAGTTCTTGGAATATTATTCTTCAAGATGTCCTGATATTATCACCGGATGGAGTGTTCGTTTTTTTGACATTCCGTATATGTACAATCGTATCAAGTTTGTTCTTGGGGAAAAGCATGCCAAGAAACTTTCTCCGTGGAACATTGTACGCGAGAAAATAATTAATCGAACCGGAATGCCAACAGGTAGGGAAGAAAAAGTATATGATTTGATTGGTGTTTCTACTTTGGATTACTACGAATTGTATAAGACATTTACATATACGAATCGTGAATCTTATAAATTAGACTATATCGCATACATACATTTGGGGGAAAGAAAACTTGCTTACACAGAATATAATAGCATTCAAGAATTTTATCAAAAGAATTTTCAAAAGTTTATCGAATACAATATCCAAGATGTCAAACTGGTTGAGAAGCTTGACGATAAACTAAAGTTAATGAAGTTGGCGGTATCTCTTGCATATTCTGCCGGAGTAAATTTTAATGATGTTTTCTCTCAAGTAAAAACTTGGGATGTAATTATTTACAATCATTTGGCAAAACAAAACATAATCATTCCTGCAAAGAAAAAGTCTAGAAAAGACGAGCAGTATGTAGGCGCATATGTAAAGGAACCTTTAGTTGGTATGCATAATTGGGTTGTCTCTTTTGACTTGAATAGTCTATATCCACATTTGATTATGCAATACAATATTTCTCCTGAAACCCTTACGGCAGATGGAATGCGTGGTACAGTTAGCCCTGAAGGAGTTATGTCAAATGGTCCAGTAACGACCAAATGCCTTGAAGAAAACAAATCAAAAAATCTTTCAACTGCGGCAAATGGAACAACCTATATTAAAAATCATCGTGGGTTTTTGGCAGAACTTATGGACAAAATGTATAAAGATAGAAAGATGTTCAAAAACAAATCAAATGATTGTAAGAAACAATTAGAGGCAGTCAAGGCAGAAATGAAACGAAGAGGTATTTCTTGACAATAGATAAAGAGGTAGGTATAATTTCTTCAAATGGAAACGAGAAATATAATCGACCATTACCACTATTGGACACATGATGCAATTCTTGCCGATCTGGATACGAAGAGAAATAATTTCACTGTCTGTTGTTGTAATGTTGGAAACGACTTTAATATTGCAACTATTATTCGGAACGCAAATGCCTTCTTGTCTAAAGAAGTTTGGATTTATGGCAAAAAGCAATACGACAGACGAGGCACAGTAGGCACTCATCTTTATTCCAAGATGAGGCATGTAAAAGAAACAGAAAATTTGAAGAGTGAAATTGAGTCACTTCGAACTCAATATGAATGTGTAAAAGTTATAGGAGTAGATAATGTTACAGATGGAAGCAGAATTTCCTTGCCAATTGACTACTACACTTGGGATGGTAGTTGTCATTATGTCATGATTTTTGGTCAGGAACAGATTGGAATTCCAAAAGAAGTTCTTGACATGTGTGATGATGTTCTTTATATTAGACAGTTTGGATCGGTAAGAAGTTTGAATGTGGGTACTGCAAGTGGTATTATAATGTATGATTATTGCAGTAAAGTTCTTTGAAATGTAGTTGCCTTGGTGGCGGAATTGGCAGACGCGACGGATTCAAAATCCGTTGTCCGTGAGGATTTGAGGGTTCGACTCCCTCCTGAGGCATTGCTTCGTGGTGTAATGGTAACACTGGAGACTTTGAATCTCTCTTTCTAGGTTCGAATCCTAGCGAAGCAATTATGGCACGGTAGACCAATAGGCAGAGTCAATAGACTTAAAATCTGTGTAGTGTGGGTTCAAGTCCCACCCGTGCTATTATGATATATGAATTTAAAAATCCAATTCCTGTAGTAACACCTTTAGGAGATGGATACGCAATCTATGTTAGAGATGGTGGAACATTTGAGAATGATGTTTGGTGTGTTGCTTTGGCGACTAGTGAAGTAAAACATTTTCGTACAGATCAAATAAAAATTTGGAATAATGCAACATTTGACATTTTAAATAAATAATTTACTATGCGGGCGTAACTCAACGGTAGAGTGCCACCCTTCCAAGATGGATGTTGAGGGTTCAAATCCCTTCGCCCGCTTTTTAATCCTCCATAGCTCAGCAGGTAGAGCGGCGAGCTGTTAACTCGCATGTCATTGGTTCGAACCCAGTTGGAGGAGTTATGTTTAATGAATTAACTTTTATATTTTCTATTATTACTTTTTCACTTCTTGGCGCAATTATTTTTCCAATGTGTTATGAGATTTTGATGGAATATTTACAAAAGATTAACAAAAAATAAATATTTGTCCCTCTAAATATTGCAAAAGGAAAAGTATGTACGAAATAATAATTATAGGATTGGTATCACTCTTGACATGGGCAGTTAATAAAAGAGCATATCAAAAAGGTTTTCAAGTTGGAATGCATGTTGGTTTTACTAACGGTCTTTGGAAGTGTAAGGAAAGAGATTCGGCAAGAAAAACAATCAATGCTATAAAAAAGAAACAATCTGAACTAAGTTGGGTTGATTAGTCTGAAATTGTTGGTATACTATTCATTATGGATTTAACTAAACTATCGGAAAAAGAACTGCGAGAACTGAAACGCAAGTTGGAATATGATATTTCCGAATATGATAATTTTCAATTGGTTAAAAAAATTCAATTGAATTCTGCATATGGTGCAATTGGAAATGAATATTTTCGATACTACAGTACAGAAATTGCAGAAGCAATTACCTTATCGGGTCAGTTGTCGATTCAATTTATCGGCAATGAATTAAACAAATTTTTAAACAAAACACTAGAAACACAGGATGTGGATTATGTGATCGCATCTGACACCGACTCTGTTTATCTAAAAATGAAGGAGTTTGTTAATAAATTTGTTC